TGGGATTATGATTTTGGCGGACTTCATGCCAGTCGCCTTCGGCTTGATCTCGAATATCATTCGCATGATGAGCATGTCCAGGAAGTCCGGTGACCTGCCGAGGAGCTGTTTCATGGTGTCCTTGGAGATGAGCTCTCGCTTCTGCTCAGCGGAGTTCGTGTTCTTGGACTTGAGGACCGTCATCTCCTGCTTGATTTTCTCCTGAACTTCGGGAGAGCAGATGATGTGGATCTGGCGCTTGTTGATGAGCTCCGCCAGCTTGAATGCGCACTCCGACTTGATGTTGTTGTACGTCTTGGAGTCAATGGCTGACTGTCCTCCATGAAACTCCCGGATGCCTTTCAGGTAGCTCTCCAAGTAGAACCCAAGTCCGTCAGCGTCAGAGACGATGCTGGACCTGGGGACTTTCAGACCGGTGGCCAATTTGGCGATCTTCTCCTCCATCTCCTTGCCTTCCGAGAAGCCTTTGGCGATGGGGATCCGACAGACCATGCCGTCCCAGGTTCCAACCACCCAACTGTCTCGTCCTTTTCCGGCAAGGTCAGTGCTAATGAACCGATTGCCTGTCGGGAGTACGAACTCATTGCTGAACATGTCGCACACTGCATCATAGTCGACCAGCCAATTCGGGTCATCGTCATACTCCCAGTTGCCAAAGACCAGTCGCTCGATCTGCGACTGGGTCAGGTTCTGGAGAAGACCTTCGATGTATCTGTCTGGGAGAGTCTTGTTGTCCTGGGGCAGAGCTTTGACGAACCGACGCCAGGGAGGCAGCTTGTTCTCCTTCCATGGCTTGTAGTAGTCCGTGTAGAGGAAATTGTTGGACGGGTTGCAGGTGATGAGGAGTTTGGGAGCCAGCTTGTAGACGTCATTTTTCCATCGACCGATGGAAGCCTGGAGGTTGGTCTTCGCCTCGCGGATAAACTCTCCGCCCTCTTCGATCCATCCCCGAGTCATCTGCATGGACCCGAATCTCTCATACATGGGGTCACTGGGGTTATACTTGGCATCGATGAGGTAGATGCGGCTTTTGTTGTACAACTCGAAAAAATTGTATTGACCATTGAAGTGGTAGTAGTCCTCCGTGATACCCCAATGGGCGAATACCTCGTAGAGAGAGGGGATGGTGTATCGAACTAAGTCGGCGGCCGTCTTACGCGCAATAAAATAAAATGTCTCCGGATAGGTGAGGGCATCGCCGGCTATCAAGGAACACCCGAGGTAGGATTTGCCAGCACCTTTCGTGCCAGCATACAGAATGTCAGTGACTGAATCATCCAGCCATAACCGAGCCACTTCCTTCTGCTTCTCGTTGCCTTTGGTGTCAAATTGAAGCCGGCGTCCCATTTTATTTTACCTCCATTCCTGTTATCTGCTCGAGAGTGATGCCTCCCGTCAGGTTGACATTTGTCTTGCGTCCTTGAAGCACCTGGATGAGGCTGGCAGCGTACTTGCCAACCAGGGCTCCCTCGATTTGCTGGGAATTGATGGCGTCCTCGATGGTGCCACCAATTGCAGCTGCTACCGGATCCCCCGTGAGTTCCCCGTACTCAACAGGATTGATCCCAGCGAACAGCCTGAATGACTCAATGGTCATCGGGCGGGAAATGTAGACGCTGCAGTCGTCGCCATTCTTATTCTTGTGAGCTTGGGAGAAATAGTTATCCTGCATGAATTTGCAGTACTCGATGAATGCAAAATAAAGCTCCTCCGCATCGGTGGGCTTTACAAAATCTCCGGCGTCTCGCCTTTTCTGTCCCTCCTCCATATAGGCGAGCGGACTCATTTTATATGTACTTCGTGCCATGTCTCAAATATAATTAAACCTTATACAAATTAAAAATTTATTTCTGCACAACAATCCCCGGAGCGTTTGGCCCCGGGGATCTTTAATTTATTCGCTTACGCGAATGAGGGTCACGCCGAACCACAGGAACTTGACCGAAATACCTTGCGGCCAAATCATGCCTTCGTGGACCGTTGCGATGGATGGGGTCCAATTACAGTACTTGGTATTGACTTCCGAGTACAAAGCCCAGTTTTTCCCGAGCTGCTTAAAGTGTTTTGCTTTCATGCTTGTTTGGTTTTAATTTCCGTATACGCGAGTGCCGTCCAGTATCTGCTGGTCAAGAAAAGGCCCAATTTGGCACCAGTTCTACTGACTCTGTCAGTTCTACTGACTCTGTCAGTTCTACTGACTCTGTCAGTTCTACTGATTCTGTCAGTTCTACTGGACCAATTCTACTGGACCAATTTTACTGGACCAATTCTACTGGACCAATTCTACTGACTCTAATACGGCTTATCGGTGAACTTTCGAATCCGTCTTTCCACTTCATCCATCTCCTTGATGAATTGTCTAAATTTCCGTTTGGGGCTGATCCGCCATTGGCGGATCCCGCCGAAAATCGCGAACAGGCCGATAGTGGCCAACAGATAAATTGCAATCATTTTCTACGCCTCCTTTCTAATTTGGTTTGTAATTTGCGGACCTCAACCCAGTCCTCATGCCGCATCCATTCCGGACGGGACAGCAGACTCTGCTGTCCACGTGCTATTTGCATGGTGGTCTTTTTCAATTTGCGGGCGTAGTCCAGTACCTCCCGCTCCTCTTTTGAGTAGATTCCAAGCCATCGCCGGAACACTCCAATTTTTCCTGTTGGGGGTAGCCCCAATTTCTCAGTTTTTTCCATAATAAACAATGGGTGGAACAATAAAATTTTTATTGTTCCGGCCCCTAAGTGATTAATATTCAATTGATTAGGCCCTAAAATCCCCTCCCCCCGGAACAATTGGAACAATGTTTCTATGCACTTCTATTTGGTGATTTCTCATTTCCTATATTGGTCATAATTGGAACACATATTCTCAAATCAGGTCTTTCTCCTATATTATTGTTCCAATTGTTCCGGGGGGGGTTAATTCATTGATATTCAATTAATTAGGGCCGGAACAATCATTGTTCCACATTGTTCCACATTGTTCCGGCCCTAAGTGGTTGATTATTAATGGTTTGGATGTTTTTCATTGGGGGGGACCGGAACAATGGAACAATGGTTTGACCAACTTTTTTAGGGGGGCCTGTCGAGATTTTTGCCAAAACCATGGTTTTATCAACTTTTGGGGCCGGGGGTCCCCGTGATTTGGGAACAATGGAACAATGGTTTGACCAACTTTTGGGGCCGGGGGTCCTATTCACCCGTGAATCCGAAGCCCCCCTGTCCTCTTTCAGTCGATTGCGGGAAAAGCTCGGCCTCCGACTCGAGAACTTCCACCCCGGTATAGGAGACAGGCATCACCAAACCCTGAACCAGCTTCATCCCCGGCTTGAGGATGACGACTTCCTTGCCGACGTTCATGACATGCAGATGGATCTCTCCTTGATAGTCTTCGTCAACCACGCAGGCTCCAACCTGGAGCTGGTACTTGGTAGCAATGCCGCTCTTGTTGAACATGATGAGGGCACACCCCCGGGGTATTTGAGCTTTGATCCCGGATGGGATGTTGATGCTTTCGCCCGGCCAGATCTGTTTGGCTTCGAAGTCTTCCGGGATGTAGAAGTCCAGCCCGGCGGACAGACCCGTTCCTCTGGTCGGGGTCTTGACATTTCTTACTTTTACGATTTTCATTTTTTAAAATATTTTTCGAGACGAGCTCGGTGTGTTGTGCCTGATGAGAGTGATGCTCCTTCTATGAAATTATACCGAGTATGAAGAGGCAGCTCCTGGAATGCCTTCTTGAACGGTTGACCATCCGATTCAAATATCTTGCCCCAGGCATTGCCTGGGGTGACGTCTTTCATTTTTCGGGACTTGATCCACCCCAGAGCCTCTTCCCGATTTATAGAACGGATGGAAGGTCTGACAGCCCCCTTACGGAGCGTCATTTTGAACCACTGAGCCTCCGTGTTGGAGTCATCTTCTTTAAACCATACCCTGTAATATCCGATAGCTATTGCCATAAGTTGTAGAATATTTCGTGACACTTCTTGCGGTACGCCATCGGATCCTGCCGGATGCTCTGGCACTTGAGAGGCTCTTTGGGTCGGTCGAGAATCTCCTGAGGCAGTACGTCGCTGAAAGCATCTTTGAGAATGCGCTTGTGAGTTCTGTCCTCCCGGGGCAAACGGAGAGCGAACCTGACAACGTCATGTCCCAGGAATGGTGACCGGAGTTCAACTGTGCTCCGCATGGATGCTCGGTCAAGCCGAGGCATGTGGTAGAACGGAAGCTCTTGGAACACGTCTGAGAGCTGGGAGTCATAATCATCAACTCGGCGATAGCCTCCGAAGAGTTCGTCAGCTCCATCCCCGGTCAGGATGACCCTCTCCTTGACCTTCTCCATGAGTCGGAACTGGGGGATCATGGAGCCCAAGTCGATGGGGGTTTCGTTGTAGCGGAGACACCTCTCCAGGCAATCATCATCGGGGATAGGGCCAAGAGAGGTGATAGAAACCCCTAAAAATTCGGACAATAGCATGCCAAATTTTGATTCATTATTTTCCACCATATAGAGATTAACCCCCAGGCCCATTCGATGGAGAATAGAGGCAACTATGGATGAATCCAGTCCTCCAGAAACCAAAGCTCCGACCAGGACTTTAGAGTACATTGCCCGGCGTTTTACGGACTTCTCGACCAAGCCCCGGAGGACTTCGGCGAACTTGGATTTGGCTAAATGACTCCGTTTCTCTATCCCCCATCTGTAGTAGTCCCTCCGGATAATGGTGGGCTTCACCTTCATGTCATCGAAGGAATAGACAGTATTCGGCATAATACGCTTGACGTTGTTCCATGGAGTTCTGTCATCCCAATTGTACCCCCATTTGAACACTTCCGACTGGTAATACCGGTCGAAGTCCTTGAAGTTCGACACCAACGGGGTTATCTCCGAGCAGATTTCCCCGAATTGGTTGTAGTAGAGTTGCTTCTTTCCGAGAGGGTCTGTGAAAGCAATAATTTGACCCTTCCTGTACCAGCATATTGCCCACATGCCATCCCAGTTGTTGGCTTCATAGATGATGTCTTCGAGACACGAGGACCCAAACAAGTCGCGAAGATACTCGACGTCGCTGGAATACCTCGTAGGATAGTTGTAGATTTCCCCGACATAAAGGAGCCACCCATTGTTTCCGGCTAGCTCTATGGGCTGAGCCAGGCCATCGCCTGGCTCAGTCTGAATGGGCAAACGAACATGACCGAGGAACCATCCTCCTTCGGCAATCTGGACGGACTCGATGCCCCTATGCTGTATCTTGTCAATGGCGTTAATCCTTCTTGTTATACTTATTCCGCACATATCACTTTAGTTTGTTTCTGAGAGCGTCCATGAGACAAACGATCCCTATTCCGATTATTACTGCTATTGCCAGCCCGATGATGATAGGCTCCTCACTTCCTCCTGTCATGACTTTTCTTTGAATTTTCGAGGATCTGTTGTGCCTTTCTTTCGATCCAGTTGGTGTAGCACCGACTCCCCATGTGGAGCCCAGTCAGGAGCTTCGAGCATCCCGGGCAGAACATGCAATCGTCATATTGCTGATGAGCTTTAGCTCTTGCTTCGTCGATAGTCATAATTTAGTAGATTACCCATTTGGAAAGATCTTCGTTGTATGCATGGAGGGACCCAGCGAAGTAATGCAGAGATCCCTTCTTGAGAGAGGGATAGGTGGCTGCGAGGATGTTGAACACGTAGTCCATCATGGCCTCCGTCAACCAGATGTCAATTGCGAAGTGCTTGAAAAAGTCATTGCTCCGGATATAATATATCACGTGGAGTCGATTGTTCCGGATGAGGAACTGGTAGCTGACGGAGCAAGGTACTCGGGTAAGAGCCCCGGCTGTTGCCCGGGTGTCCTCCGGCTCGAAGATCATGACCATTGCTCGTCTGGAGTGCGGGTCGTCCCGGAGAGTCGTGATGACATTGTCCAACTGGTGGATCTCGGGTCCCTTGTGGAAGATGTGCAGACGCTCCGAGTAGGTGTAGTCGAAGCGACCCTCCTGACGAGTCTTGCTCACCAGCTTCTGCCACAAGTCCCGGCGGATCTCCCAGCTCTTACCGGGGTTGACTCCATTTCGGTCAAGCCGGTCGGAGAGCTCTGCTCGGCAATACTTCTCGATGAGCTCGGCCTCGTCTTTGAACATGAAGTCGAGCATCTCACGTTTGCCGAGATACGGCTTCGAGATGACGAAGCTCACTCCGATGAGTTCCTTGGTGAGCCGGTCGTCCCCGCTGAGTTCCTGGTTTTGGTAATGGTTGACCGGGACCGTGATGCCGGAAACCTTGAGCTCCCGATCCATCTCCCGGATCATTTCGAAACAGTCTTTAAATATTCTACCCATATCAGTATTTGGATTTAATGCGAAACAGATTTACTTGATACTTCAACGACCAGAGCTCCCGGACTTTGTCTTCCGTGACACCTATGCTCCCGAAGAGCATAGCGAACATTGCCCAGATGTTCCAAAGTCTCTCCTCGAAGACCACCAAGTCAACCATGTACTGAGATTGTCTCCACTCCCGGTTCTTGAGGCAGTTGGCAGCCAAACCTATTGTCTTGATCAGCTCCAGTATGTTCTCCTCGAAATTCTCGTCGGCAATATCCTTCCGGAACCCGTATGTGTGACCCCAAGCAAAGTCTGGGGCCATACCGTACAGCTGGTAAAGCTCGAGCATAAAATTGAAGGCATCAATCAGCTCCTCCAGCACGTGGTCCTTCTCGTTTTTGTCCTTGGCCTCCATCGCTTCTGTGAGCTCCTCGACAATCTGCCAACAGAGTTTCTTGAATAGTTCTTGATCCTCCAAAGTGTTAATGTCAAAGTTCGCGATGCGCTCCTTGAAGTACGGCCTGTACATGAGCTGGAGCTCCCCCTGGAGGGCATAAATCTCTTCCCAGCTCTTAATGAATGGCTTAAAGTCTTGAGTGTTCATGGCTTGATGTTTGGGAATGGATCTTCTTTGTGGGAGTAATATACAGCTATTCTGCGCCCCTCTTCTGTGAGAACATGTTTGATCTCATGCACCTCGATGGGACTGATCCGGATGAAGTCTACAGCCTCCGAAATGGTTGAGAAGTACGTAGGTACCACCTCTGGAGCTTTTAATGGCTTGGGGTCCTCGAGTTCGTTGTTGATGGCCCCGATTGTGGCTACCATGTCAAGGAGGTTGTCCTCCTTGTGTGCATTGGATTCACGTGCCATTTTCACTGCCACTTGGACCCAAGACACGTCAAGAGCGGTCAGAGGCTTACCGGTAATGACCGAGGCGATCTCTGCGGCCTTCTGGTTGCATTCCATGAATGGTCCGTATTGTCTCTCCTTTTCCTCCGACCGCTCATTGATGATTTGGTCAGCGTGTTTAAGTATGTTACTCATGATTTTTAGTATATAGGTTAGACCCCGGGGAGGGACTCGAACCCTCCTGTACCACTCCGGGGTGCCCAACGGAGTGACGGCTCCATTGGGCGAGGAGTTCTGACTTACTCCTCAGCCGGTGCGTTCTCCGGCTCGTTCTGTTCTGCTTCGGGAGCTGCCTCGTCAGCCCTCTTCCGGCCGCGCTTCGGCTTCTCGGTCTCTTCGGAAACCGGTGCCATCTCGCCGAGCTCCAGGTCCTTCGAGTCGATGCCCTTTCCCCAGACGTGACCGTCGTTGGTCTTGATGCGGTACTGGATGAAGTTGTTGCGGGGGTCGAGACGAACTCCGATGATGATGCCGTCGGTCTGCTCCTTGGTCTTCGTGCAGATGAACTTGCAGAAGCGGCCGATGTTGGCTTTGGCCTTCTCGAGGTTAGCCTTTGCCTCCTCTGCCGATACCTCCTTTTTCAGCGGGCGGGGTTCCTTGGGCTCCTTCGGAGTCTTTGCCTTGCGAGCCTTTTTCGGCTTCTCCTCGGCGACTTCGTCGTTCTCCTTGATGCCGTTCTCGGCTTTGTACTCTTCGGTCTCAGTGGCGTTGTAGACAGCGCCCTCCTCTGCCGGATGTTCCTGAGATGCTCCTCTCGATGCGAGGATGGATTCGATGGCGTCAAGCTCGTCACCGGTCTTGACCTTGGCCAACTTTTGGAGAACTTTCGAGCTGTAGCTCTTGTACTTTTCGATAAACTTTTCCATAGTGTTTAGTTGTTAAGTGTAGTGTAAAAGTAAGAAAAAAATGTCCAATTAAAAAATTTTTCACCAGAAAAATTGAAATTATTTCAATCCAATTCGACTGTGATTATGTCCAATATGTTGGAGGTCATCATGCTATTGACTGCCAGTAGAGCCCTTCGGATCCCCAAGTCCCTCATTGCTCGCTTTGCTTGAGCAATGGCTCTGGCTTTGATTCTCCCGTCGGGGATAGCTGCTTCGTAGCTGTTGTAATCCTCGTCCATTAATTCGTAGTAATATCGTTTCATTGTCCTTTTGTTTGTAGTACAAATATAATACTTCTGCGACAAATACTACGATGTTTTACGATATTTTTTCAGATATTTTTCGACCCTCGCTTTTACAGCTTCCATGAGAGCATCCTGCCCCCGGGTCTTCGCTTTCTGGGCTCTTATGACGTCCTGGTCCACTGTCTTCGAGCATACCAGTTTATTGACTATCACGACCTCCTTCTGTCCTTGTCGGTCAAGCCGAGCATTGAACTGTTGCTCCAGCTCGAGAGAATAGGTCTGCCCAAACCAGATGATGCGGTGTCCTCCGGCTTGGAGGTTGAGCCCGTGACCCCCGGAAGCCGGGTGCATCAAAAGAACCTGAATTCTGCCAGCATTCCAGTCAACGATGTCCTTCTCCGTTTTAAGTTCCCGGGGCTTATACTTGGCGAGAGCCTTCATGAGCCGGTCTCTGTCATGCTGGAAGGTCCAACCTATGAGGACTGACTGTCCCCCGGCGTCCTCAATGAGTTCCTTCGTGGCTTCGATCTTCAACGTGTGCACCTCATGGGCCACTCTCTGTTCATCGTACACTGCTCCATTGGCAAACTGGAGGAGCTTCGTGGACAAAGCTGCTGCATTGACAGCTGGTATCTCTACGGCGTCCCCGAGCTGATCAATCATGCTGAGAACTTGTTCCTCCTCGAAGGAGTCATAAGCTTTTTGGATCTCCGGGGGCATCTGGATTTCCACTATGTTGTCGATGCGCTCGGGGAGATCGAGGTAGTCCTTAGCTTTCATGCTCATGCAGATGTCCCCTATCTTTGAGTATATGCGCTCCTGATTCTCTTTGGATATGTCGTACGAATATACAATATGCCCGTTTCTACGTCCTGGCTTAAAGTAGTTGTCACGATAGTGGGATATGTATTTTCCCAAGCGCTCTCCCCGGTCCAGGAGGTACATTTGGGCCCAAAGGTCCATAAGACCGTTGGGTGCCGGGGTACCAGTCAAACCTACTACTCGAGAGAGTGAAGCCTGAACGTGCTTGAGAGCTTTGAACCGGATTGACTTGGGGTTCTTGAAACTGCTGAGCTCGTCTATGACCACCATGTCGAATGGTAAGCAAGATCCCCCGTAGAGCCCGCATAGCCAAGCCACGTTGTCTCTCCCGATGGTGTATATGTCTGCCTTCTTGGCGAGAGCCTCACGACGTTGACGTTCTGTTCCGATGATGCGAGACACTTTAATGTGCTTCAAATGGTCCCATTTCTCGACCTCCTGTGTCCAGACTGATTCGGCTACTCTTTTGGGAGCTATGACTAATACTCGTCGGACCTCGACCTCTTTAAACATGAGCTCGTTGATGGCTGTCAAAGTAGACACTGTTTTACCCAATCCCATGTCCAGGAACAGAGCACAGTGCGTGTGGCTTATTATGTGTTCAACAGCTTGTAGCTGATAATCATGTAAGTCACTATATTTCATATTATGTGTACTTCTTTTACTCCCTCGAAATCTTTTCTAAACACAAACCACGCATAATTGATGGCTCTTAGTACTGTGGAAAAGTCTCCGTTTTTACCGCAACCCTCGCGCCCTCTAAGGATGTATATATCCGACAAATATGGTTCAAACACAGCCCTTTTTTGAGCAGTTATCCACTGTAATTGAAATAGCATTGCGATTATCCCTGTCCCCTTTTGGATCTCTATCGCTTTTTCAACAAATTCATCAGCCAGTGAATAAGGGGGGTTCGTTATAATTGAACCCTCGAATAATTCGGTCCTCTCTAAAAAGTTAACCCCCGTATGGCCAAACCCCCGATCGAACAGGTCTGATGATTCTACTTCGAATAAATAATCTTCTAAGACCATACTAATGTGACCCCCCCCACAAGCAGGTTCTAAAATTTTTCCAAGTTCATATTTATCCGAAACCCGAGAAATAAATCTCTCAACCATAGATGGGTGAGTAGCATAGTAGTCACCCTCTTCTTTAATTGCTCTGTCAATTCTTGCCTGAGCTAAATTTGCATTGTTTTTCATACTCCTTTATTATTTTTTTAATTTGTTCAGGGGTGTCTACGACCTCTACTCTGAAACCTAAAGCCCTAATTTTTCGGTGCATGAAAAGTTGAATCTTCCGGGGCTTTTTGCCGAATGCTTTCAACTCAACAAAAACGACTTCACCACCGGGGAACAGACAGAGTCGGTCGGGGAGGCCAGCATTGTGAATTGCGGGGAGTTTCAAACACCAGCCACCAACTCTCTCCACCTCAGTGACGAGTCGTTTCTCAATCGAGTTTTCGCACGTAGTATTTTTGCTTTCCATAGATGGGGAATCTTTTACTAACCTTGCACGGCTCCCATTCTGGCATGCTCTTCAACAAGTCATTTATTTCTCGGGTCCTATACCGGTCCATGTCCTCTCTGTTCCGCCCGAGACATTCGCACCATATTTCAGCAACACACACGTAGTCTCGGGGGGTGGTCCCTTTGGGGTTTAATCCATCGACCAGGAAGTCTCTTCTCTGGTAGAGATCCATTGAGTCCCAGTTGTCCGGGAGTTGACGTTCCAAGTACGCCTCAATGATGCCTTTCCGTTCATCCGACTCGCTGTGCGAGCTTTGCTCACTTTTGGCTATTTTTTCTGCTTCATGGCTCAAATAGAGTTTCTCCTTGGATTTGTACAGGACAACTGCCTCAGCCCATATCTGGTCTATCTCGTCGTCCAGTTCCATGAATACGTCTTTTTTGGCATTGTTGGGGACCACGTCCACTGGCATGAAGCGTCTGTTGCCAGTGGGGTCTCTCAGGAATTCGCTGTCGTTGGTGGTGCCGAAAAAGACGCATTGCCGGGGGTATATCTCAGAAGTTCTGGCATACGCTGGTCGGAATGAGTCTTCTGACTTAGATATGAAATGCTTCACTGACTCAACCTCCGCTTTGCGGAGACCTGAGAGCTCAGCTATTTCAATAAGCCATGCCCCCTGGATCTGCTCGAGAGCCTCCTTTCCTTGGACTGTCAGGAATGTATCGCTAAACCAGGATTTTCCCAATTTTTTGATGAACGTACTTTTGCCGGATCCTTGAGGTCCTACGAGCATAAGCACAAGGTCGAATTTGACCCCAGGATTCATAACTCGGGCAACTGCTCCAACCAGCATCTTGCGGATGGCTTCGCGAGAGTAGATATTGTCGTCAGCCCCCATGTAGTCAATCAGGAGTTTGTCTACCCGTTGGATCCCGTCCCATTTGAGGTCATTGAGATAGTCCAGAATCGGGTGGAAGTGGTTGCGTTCAAATTCCAGAGCCATGGCATCGTCGATCTTTAGCGAGGACGTTAT